TCCACTACGTTTTTAAATTAATATGGCCTGGTGGCTCAGCTGGTTAGAGCGCCGCCCTGTCACGGCGGAGGTCGTGGGTTCGAACCCCATCCGGGTCGCTTGCGGAAACGCAAAAATTTCATATGGGATCTTAGCTCAGCTGGGAGAGCATCTGCCTTACAAGCAGAGGGTCACAGGTTCGAGCCCTGTAGGTCCCATTGTCCAAAGGACATGCCGGCGTGGCGGAACTGGCAGACGCACAGGACTTAAAATCCTGCGGGACTAACCTCCCGTACCGGTTCGATTCCGGTCGCCGGCATTAAAGTTAAAGCCTGAAACCCAAGAGAAATCAAGGGTTTCAGGCTTTTTTGTTGCCCTAAAAAATGGGTTTAGGGGCAAAAAAGGGGCAGAATTATAAAATCATGAAATGAGGGTAATAGAATCAATAGTGTTGTTGTCGGTCTGAATAACCTGCTGAGTGACATGAATATATATATCCTTAGTCACATCACTTCTACTATGTCCGAGTCTTCTTGCAATCTGTTCTGGAGTCATTCCGTTCGCAGCGAGCAATGATGCGTGCGTATGACGGAGCTTATGCGGTGAAATCTGATGATTGAGCACAAGCTTAGATTTTCTTTTTAGATAATTATCATACGCAGCATATGATATATATGATCCAGTAGAGATGTCTGGAATAAATAGAGTGGTTGACAGATTCCACTCTAACATCTTTTCTTTCCTCCATAATCGTATCTTTTGGATTACGGTAATCAATTCCGGCTGAATGTGAATATCCCTGATAGAATTATCCGTTTTAGGAGTAGTAACCACATCGTTATTTGAATCATAAGTTTTATCTATGTGAATAGTAAGGTCCTGCAAGCTTACATCAGAATCTTTGAGTGCTGCAAGCTCTCCAAAACGCAGTCCAGTCAGGACAAGAAATTCAGTGACATAATACCAGTGCCACATATTTTGCTTTTGCATATATTCAAGTAGTTTGGCGATTTCTGCTGGTTCAAGATATTTACTTTGTATATTTTCTTCCTGTGTCTGATCTGTGAATAATTCAAGTTTACTGATAAGCCGGTAATTATCGTGGTAGTCATTTTTATATCCCCAATTAAGCATGGCTTTAAATCTCGTAATATATGTATTGAGCGTTGATATAGGCTTGCAACTGTCAAGGAATCTACTGTTTACATACTGAGCCGATAGATTGTTGACAATAGCATCTTCATCTAAGATATCAAGAACAGAATTGATTATTATATTATTTCTTTTAGTCGTAGATAACTTATATGTCACACATTGAGCTGCGGAATATGCGTCATGCAATTCTCTTAAAGTAGTCTTTTTGTCTGCATATACTGAATCCAATGCAACATCGATTTTGGCATTGAGGATTCTCGCCGCCTTGTTCTTATTCTGCGGTGATGCCTTTTGCATCGTCACAGTGACCTTCTTAACCTTCTCCGTGAGCGGATCCGTGTACCGCTCACAATACTTCACAGTACCGTTCTTTTGTGTCTCACACCACATAATAATTCACTCCTATCTAAATAGGCATAAAAAATAAGCCTATCAAAATGAGAAGGCTTGTGATATAATGTAGTTTGCTGATACGTTATTCATAAGCCTTCGGTTTGTGGGTAACTTCCCTCAGATGTTGGTAGCATCTGGGGGATTTTTATATACTTTTTTCTTTGAAAATAGAACATTTAATATTCTAATAGTTGTTAACAGTGATAATATATGTGTTCCCTGACTTTATTCTGTTTATCTTTTTTTCTTTTTCCCATTGATAAAGTATGTCAGCAATATTATTTTTTATCTCTGGTTCAAAATGAGAATATATATCTTTTTGCAGGATGCCATTATTACTATTAATAAAAACGTACAGGTTTTCTTCTAAATTTTGCAGTAAATATTGTTTTTTTTCATATTCTTTTTGTAACTCAAGTAAATTTTCTGATAAGTCATTATAAGTACTTTCAAGCTTAGCTGTGAGAGTATCTGTAAGCAAACAGTTATTGCACCAATATGCAAAACATTCACCTAGAGAATTACATAGTGTTTGAATATCGTTAATATATGATAATAAAGATTTTAATGCAGAATATTTATTTTTTGGAGACTTATTTATACTGTCGTTCCATTCATTTAAAAAATATTTATATTCTGATTGGGTTTTATCAATGAATTCTTTATTTGCGGATATCCAACCCCAAGGGAGTTCACCATCTATGAGGTGGTTTAATGGTTCTCCAAATGAATTCAGTTTTTCATTTTTATTTGTATCTCTTTTGGTGTTGTTTTTCTTTTTAAACATATTTGGTATTATCATATGTATCTTTATTCCCCCTTTTTACAAAACCCATGCGCATAAGCCTCAATGGTATCTACAGAGCTAGTGTGTTTATCGAAGTCCGCTCTGATAATATGGTTGAGTGCATGGATATAAGCATCGTTAAGCTGCTCCTGTGTGAATCGTGTATTAAGAAAGATAGTATATGAACCATCTTCATTGCAGGTAACAGTTTCTTTAACTTTTGTAGTCTTCAGATCAATCATCTGTACATTTATATCATACAATTAACTCATCCCCCTTGTAACATAGTCGTAGATACAATAACAAATACCGTGGGATGTTTTTTGTACATTATCGTTTCTCTTTATTCTTGAGAGCCATGAGCATTGTGTGAACTGTCTCTAAGTCCTCTGGCTCTGCGTCCCTTGCGGCATCGAAGAGAAGAGAGAGTTGCTTGTTTTCAAAGATCTCCTGTGCCTTTTTAGCTGTTTCCGGATCAAGATAGTATTCATTTTCTTCAACATGTTCTTTATCTTCAATTAGGTTAGATCTCTTACAGTTGAATATATCACACATGGCATCTACTTTATCCATTCTTGGTGATTTAATACCGTTGCACCAGTTGTATACAGATGTAGTTCCAACATTTAAGCGTTTTGCAAGTTCAGCCTGTGTCATATTATTTTTATTTAAGTAATATCGTAGATTTTTAGCAAATAATTTATTAAATTCCTCGTATGGCATATCAACACCTCCTTGCAATGCTCATTATACACCTAAAGGGAATTTGAATCAACTAAAAATGAAAAAAATTCACTTTTAGTGTTGACATCCACTTAAAGTGATGGTATTCTGATATGTGAAAGGAGATGATAACAGTTGCGTAGTGTTAAGATTACATTAGCTGCAGCAAGGGTAAATGCTGGAATGACACAGGAAGATGTTGCGAAAAAGCTTAAAGTGAGTAAAAAAACTGTGATTAACTGGGAAAAAGGTATAGTTACGCCATCTTTTGCTATACTGGATACACTATCCAGATTATATAAGATGCCACTAGACTATATTTTTTTGCCCAAGAAATCCACTTAAAGTGATAGAAAGGAGAGGCATAGTTGATAAAGACAATCATCTGTCTACTTATTGGAGTCTCCATTGAGAAAGTGATTTACCACATCTACAAGGCACATAAAACCCATAAGAGAGATAAAGAAAGACATGTATGAAAGTGTGGAGATTACAAATGGTAAAAATTTGCCTGTTGGGTGAAAGAAGGTTAGGGCAATTCCAATAAAGAAACTCACATAAAATTCAATTTTTACTTTGTGAACATATTCCTTGGAATATTTCATAGTGGATTCATTTTCTTGCTTTAGTGCAAGGTGCTTTTTCAAATAGTCATAAATAGCAGCAGAGATGATACCAGTAATTATTGTAAATAGTGTGCTTGACATAGTTGCCTCCATAGTTTTTTACCATTGTAACACATAACAAGAAAGGAGATCATAGATGTTCAAAAAGATTAAGAAGAAACTCAAGGAGCCGTACTTCATGGAAGATCTTTGGTGCGATTACATCAGACCTGCAGTGATGGGACTGATAGGAGCAGCTATAGGCATAGCTACAGTAATTGTAATAAGACTGTTGTGATGACGGCACTTGCAACACCAACCAGTATAGGGACGATTATCTGCGTAAGCAGATATTGGGTATCAAACCACTGATTCTGTTCAACCACATATATACCATCTTTGGTAAGGAATATTGCAGATTCGGCGGAAAGCTTTTCCGATGGGATTCCTTGATAATCAACGATTACAGGAACGTAGGACAAGAGTTCACCTTTAATAAGATTGTCTACTTCATGCTTGCTAAATTTACCAGAAAGAGACATATAGGTGACAGGTCGGAAATGACGATGGTGGACATAATTCAGTATTTTGATATCAGATTTGGTTATTTGCATGATAAAGACTCCCTTTGATTTTTCTTTAGTATAGCACATGGCAAGGAGAAAGGAGAGGTAAGAAATGGATATAACAGGAATTAGATATGTAAAAGCCGGTCCATATATGACAAAAGCCGAGATTGCCGAGGAATTTGGAATATCGATAAGAACGGTATGTAACAGATTATCGGAGCTGGCGATATACATTGCAAAAGGAAGATACAGTGAATACACCATATTGGATGGTTTTGGTGTGACATATGTCAACTATCTTGCGCTTGTAGACTTTATGCGATACCGCAAAGAATTGAAAGCCGGCAGAAGAGTACCACCGTTCAATCCTAAGAAAGTTGCAGAAGGTGGGACGGTGTTGCAGGATGCACAGTGAGAAAGGATAGTGAAGCAAATGAAGAAAAAGAAGATATGCAGATATGCGGTTTATACCATGTGTGCTATTGGTTTATTCCTGATCTTCGGAGCAGCAAACTCAGTTGCGTTCGCCATGGATATGCAGATCATTGAACCATGGTATGCACACCTTGGACAGGCTCTGATCGGTGTACTGCTGACACTCCCTTATCTGGTAGGCAGGAGAAGAAAAGCATGGTTGAGATGAAAGTGTTATCCAGTCATGAAGAATGGCTCAAGGCAAGAACAAAGATAGGTGGTTCGGATGCTTCGGCTATTATGGGAATGAACCCATATAAAAGCAATGTGGAGCTTTGGAAAGAAAAAGCATATGGAATTGAACCGGTGGATATATCGGATAAGCCATATGTGAAATATGGAACAGAAGCTGAGCCGCTTCTCAGAGAATTGTTCAAATTGGACTATCCGGAATACCAGGTGTGTTATGAAGAAAATAATATCTGGTTCAATGACAAGTATCCGTGGGCACATGCAAGCCTTGATGGATGGCTTATAGATCAGGATGGTCGTAAAGGCATATGGGAATGTAAGACCACGAATATCTTACAGTCCATGCAAAAAGAGAAGTGGGATCACAGGATACCGGATAACTATTACATACAGGTGCTGCATTACCTGATGGTTACAGAGTTTGACTTCGTAATACTTAAGGCACAGCTTAAATCTGTATATGGAGAGAATGTGTACTTACAGACAAGACATTATCCGATAGAACGGTCGGAGGTTGAAGAAGATATCAAGTATCTGATCGAGGAAGAATCAAAGTTCTGGGAGCATGTACAGATGAAAAAAGCACCGGCACTGAAATTACCGGAAATATAGTAAAGGGGTGAGAGAAAAATGTATTACAGAATTTGCAGTAACTGCGGAGCAAATCTTGATCCGGGAGAGCGATGCGACTGTGAAGAGGAGAGACAGAAACAGACAGACCGGATCATGAGCATGATGAAAATAAACAAAGATGGTCAGTATGAACTGGCTATGGTGGGAGGATGTACATGGAATTAAGAGTTAATGATGTAGCGATACCGGAAAAGATCAGCTTCAATTATGAGGAACTGAAAGCAGAGTTGACTGAGAAAGTGGCATTTTATGAGACTCTTGTATATACGGATGATCAGGTTAAGGATGCCAAGGCAGACAGAGCAACACTTAACAAGCTGAAAAAGACATTGAATGATGAACGTATACGGAGAGAAAAAGAGTATATGCAGCCATTCAATGAATTTAAAGCACATGTTAATGAGATCATTGGAATTATAGACAAACCTATAGCTGTGATCGACAAGCGGGTGAAAGAATTTGAAGATCAGAAGAAAGCGAATAAGCAGAAGGACATAGAGGAGTTATTTGCTAGCATTGGCTTTCAGAGTTTCGTTACACTTGATAAGATACAGGATCCTAAGTGGTTAAATGCATCGGTGTCGATGAAGAGCATCGAGGAGCAGATGAGAGCAAGAATGTATCAGATCGGCGATGATGTGTTTACACTCAGCCAGCTTCCAGAGTTTGGCTTTGAGGCGACAGAGGTATACAAGCAGACACTTGATATAAATAAAGCCATCAAAGAGGCACAGAGAATGGCAGAGATCGCAAAGGCAAAGGCTGAAGCCGAGGCTAAAAAGAAAGCTGCAGAAGAATCACGAAAGGCAGAGGAAGAACGCAAGGCAAAGGAGATCAAAGAAGAACAGACAGTACCGCATGAGCAGGCTGTGACACCGCAAGAACCGGTGCAGAGTGCTGACAGCACACAGGAGAGAATGGTAGTCAGATTTGAGGTATTGCTCACAACGGAAGATGCTTATGCATTGAAAGAGTTCTTTAAGAGTAGAAGCATAGAATTTAAAGCTATTTAGGAGGAAAAAGCATGATAGAGGTAAAAGGAAATCAATTGAGAATGGAAGGTTCTGAGGATGAAGTAGAATCACAGGTAGCTGCTGTTTTGGCAGGATACACACGATTCTTATATAAAAACTATCCACCGTGTGTTGCAAAAGAGAAATTAGACAAGGTTATAAAACTTGGTTCTTTTACAGATGAGGAACTTGACGAGGAGATTAAGAAAACAAAGGAAAAACTTGATCAGTTGTTACATGAACTTTTTAGCTTTAATGAGGAGGACAAATAATGGCAGTTAATAATAGTTTAGTGAAAAAAAGCAAGGCACAGCAGAATTTGGGAATCACAGCATACCTTTCACAGGATGCTATAAAGAATCAGATCAATCAGGTAGTTGGTGGTAAGAATGGACAGCGTTTCATTTCCGCTATCGTATCAGCATATAACACCAACCCTACACTTCAGGAGTGCACAAATCAGTCGATTCTTTCAGCAGCACTTCTTGGTGAGAGTTTACAGCTTTCACCATCTCCACAGCTCGGACATTATTACATGGTTCCGTTCAACAATACCAAGGCAGGTACCAAAGAGGCACAGTTCCAGATGGGATATAAGGGATATATCCAGCTTGCGATCCGTTCCGGTCAGTATAAGAGACTGAATGTTGTTGCAATCAAGGATGGAGAGCTTGAGTATTTCGATCCTTTGAACGAGGACATTAAGGTTAATCTCATGGTAGATGATTGGGATAAGAGAGAAGAGGCTGAGACCATCGGCTACTATGCCATGTTTGAGCTTGTGAACGGATTCAGGAAGACAATGTATTGGAGCAAGGCACAGATGCTTGCTCATGCGGACAAGTATTCACAGGCTTTCAGCAAGGATGCTGTAAAGATTAATACAAAGTATGGCGAGAAAGAAAAGGTGTCATTTGCTGACTATGAAGCTGGTAATTATGATCCGAGAGATTCATGGATGTATTATTCATTCTGGTACAAGAATTTTGATGGCATGGCTTACAAGACCATGCTCCGTCAGTTAATTTCCAAGTGGGGTGTTATGAGTATCGATCTTCAGAGTGCATTTGAGCGTGATATGACCACTATGGATGGAGATGAAAATGTGACCTATGTGGAAAATGATACAGAGGAATATGTTGATTCCACTGCATCAGAACCGGAAGCAAAACCGGAACCGGAACAGGGCAAGGAAAAAGCACCTGTTATTGAACAGTCGCAGACTACACAGCAGAATCCTGCCGCCGCTGCACTGTTTTCATAAATAATACTTGTTCATGGCAGATACACACATCACACAGTATAAGCCATTGTATATAGCCCTGCCGCTGATCCGGTGGCAGGGAGAAAGGAGCATTGATTGATGAATTCACAGTGGATAAAGAAAGCATCATTGGACAGAAAGTACAGGAATAAAAAGGTTGAGGTCGATGGGATACTGTTTGACAGTAAGAAAGAAGCAAACCGGTACATGGAGCTTAAGCTGTTAGAAAAGGCAGGAGAGATCACAGACCTCAAGAGACAGGTCAGATACGAGCTTATACCGAGACAGAGAGAACAATCGACTGAGATGTACAAGGCTGGACCTCATAAGGGCGAATATAAGCCCGGTAAGGTCATAGAACAGAGCTGCTACTATGTTGCCGATTTTGTCTACAAAGAGGGTGAGAATATAGTCGTGGAAGACACCAAGGGCATGAGAACAAAAGACTATGTGATCAAGCGGAAATTGATGCTCCATAAGTATGGAATACGAATTAAGGAGGTATAGAGGGTATGATAACAGATCTTATCGAAGCAAAGAAAAAGGAACTGATATCAATACAGGATGTCGTTTATGAGATCCTCGAAAAAAATACAGATGCAAGAAATAATGATGATTTCCTGTATTACCTTGTATGTAAGCAGGTCGGAGAAAGAAAGCATGGATATAACATAGATCATATTCAGGTAAAAAAATTCTTTGAGAATCGATCAGGGCTTGGGCTTCCGTCGACCGAGACAGTGCGACGGACAAGACAGAAGATACAGGCGGCAAATCCGTGGCTTGCCGGTAACAGATATGTGCGGAAGATGCGGCAGAAGAATGAGCAGGCTTTCAGGGAGTATGCAAGAAAATGAAAGGAGCACAGTGGCTATGAGTGATAAAAAGAGCTTCGTCTTTTATACCGAATATAGAGAGCATTTAGAAATGCTTCCACCAGAGCAGATCGGTGAGTTGATGTTAGCTCTGATTGATTATCAGGAGACCGGTGAAGTCCCTGATCTGCCAAAGGGTAGTGCTCTTGCTATGTGCTTCTCATTCATTAAGAAACGGATGGATAAAGATAATATCAAGTATGAGGAGAAATGTGAGCGCAACAGATCCAATGGTAAGAAAGGCGGCAGACCAACAAACCAAACGGTTATTTCAGAAACCGAAGAAAACCCAAATAAACCGAATGGTTTTTCAGAAAACCAAATGGTTATTTCAGAAACCGAGAAAAAGCCAACCGAACCCAGAAAAGCCGATAATGATAATGAATATGATAATGATAATGATTGTGATAATGAGGAGTATATACATACTCCAGAAAAAATATGTGCTAACGCACATACAAAAAAGGCGGTCAAGTCACACAAGAAGCCAGATCCGGTCGTGTATAGTGATGTGCCGGAATTGGATGAGGCTATTCATGAGTTCATTAAATTTCGCAAGGGTATGAAAAAACCGATGAGTGACAGGGCAGTTACCTTGATGATGAACAAGCTTGAGACATTATCCCATGACAAGTATGAGCAGGTACAGATACTGAACCAATCGATCATGCAGGGATGGACAGGGGTATATGAGCTTAAGGGAGAGAATAAGCAGTATTCCCATTCACCAAGAGCAAGCAACAACCGGGTAGCGGATCAGTTGGATGAATCATACAAGATGATGGCTGAATGGGCGCAGGAACGAGCAGAAAAGGGAGGCTTCGCAGATGAAGAAAGAGATGGATAATTCAGCAAGAAAAATTAAGTTGATCGCAAGACATTATGGCAAGGGTCGTCTGGTCAGACAGTGTATTTCATGCTTTGCATTATTGATCAATGTTTTTACCTGGTGGTGGAACAATGAGACGACTAGGAGAGAGGCAAGAAGCGAAGTGTCAGAAATGAACAACACACTGGCAGAGCAGATCGCATGGGCTCAGATCACAACTGCTGCACTGGCAGAGTTATTCGGCATAGCAGATCAGGTCGATGAGCAGAGAGAGGTAGTTTTGACTGAGCTTATCGAGAAAGCAAAACAGGAGATCATACATGAGCATGAAACAAAATAAACGATGTAACACCTGCAGACACAACCAGACCTGTACGCTTTCAGATACAGGCAGAGTATTACATGTCTGTGATCTTGATAATTCGTACATAGACGAGATCCGGCAGATGCATGGCAGGTGTGAAAAGTGGAGAGGAGTAAAGCGGAATGACGGAACAGGAGTTTGCAAAGTTCGCAATGGGCTTGAAAACATACTACCCCAGAGAGAATCTACTGCCGAACAGACCGGCAATGGAACTCTGGTACAGACAGCTTCAGGATCTGCCGTATGAAGTGGCAGAGACAGCACTCAACAAATGGGTATCAACAAACAAATGGTCACCATCCATAGCTGAGATCCGGCAGATGTGCTGTGAGGTAAGACAGGGAGAGATACCGGCATGGAGTGAGGCATGGGAGACCGTTTTACATGCGATCAGAATGTATGGATCCTATAGGCCGCAGGATGCAATGATGACACTTGATGATCTGACCGCAAGGACAGTGACACAGATCGGCGGATTTGTGAATATTTGCAGGAGTGAGAATATCGACATTGACCGGGCGAATTTCAGAATGGTCTATGAGGAGCTTGCAAAGCGGAAGCAGAAGGATGCGCTGATGCCGGCAAAGCTCAGAAGTGCGATACAAAAGATACAGAGCAACAGCATGATGATGTTGGAAGGGAGAGACAGAGATGTATAAATGCATTGACTGTCAGGCAGAGTTCGAAGAGTCGGACATGGAAAGAGAGCGCATTGGTGAATATCATGGACAGCCGGCATATGAGTACCGGGCTATATGCCCCTTATGCGGATCCTGCGATTTTGAGGAGGTAGTGGATGATGGAGATTGACGAAGCTATAAAGCATGAGAGATGGGAAGCAAAACATGCTGGATTGGAAGATGCAGATGATACAGCTATTGAACTGAACAGACAGTATCATACAGAGATCGCAGATATGCTTGAGGAGTTGAAAGAACTCCGGAGCAGATAAAAATAAATCAAAGAAAGGAGCCGAACCTCCGGCCGGGGTAACGATATATCGGGTTCCTTTTAAACATGAATTACAAAGAGTTTTTAGAAAGCAAGATAGAACTTGCATTTGATAGTGGTTTTTCGGTTGACAAGAACCGTATTAACAAAGCATTAAAGCCACACCAGAGAGATGCAGTGGCATGGGCACTGAAAGGTGGACGTAGAGCCTTGTTTGAGTCTTTCGGACTTGGTAAGACTGCACAGGAAATAGAATTTTGTCACCTTGCAGCAGAACACACAGGTGGTAGAGCATTGATCGTATTACCACTTGGAGTTAAGCAGGAGTTTACAAGGGATGCCGTGGAACTCCTGGGCTATGAGAAACCAGAGTATTGCCGAACCATGGAAGAGGTTGAGGCAAGCACAAGTCAGATCGTTCTGACGAATTATGAGAGAGTGAGAGACGGAGATATAGATCCATCGTATTTTGCGGCAACCTCACTTGATGAAGCATCCGTGCTTAGATCATTTGGATCTAAGACATATCAGACGTTCCTTGATAAGTTCAAAAATGTACCTTACAAGCTCGTAGCGACTGCTACACCATCACCGAACAAGTACAAGGAGCTTATACACTATGCTGGATATCTTGAAGTCATGGATACAGGACAGGCACTTACAAGATTCTTTCAGAGGGATTCAACAAAGGCAAATAACCTGACACTGTACCCAAACATGGAAGATGAGTTCTGGCTGTGGGTGAGTAGTTGGGCACTTTTCATTACAAAGCCATCGGATCTCAATCCAGATTATTCTGATAATGGTTATGACTTACCACCTCTGGATGTTAGATGGCATGAGATACCGGTTCACTATGGAGATACAGTTGATAAAGATGGGCAAATGGAGTTGTTTACACAGGCATCTGCAGGTTTGAAAGAAGCTGCAAAGGTGAAGCGGGAGAGTATCAATGAGCGAGTAGAAAAGATGCGTGAGATTGTAGACAGTTCGCCGGATGATCATTTTATACTATGGCATGATCAGGAAGCAGAGCGACATGCGATCAAGAAAGCTCTGCCGGAGACAGTGGATATATACGGATCTATGGACTATGACCTTAGAGAACAGAGAGTTATAGATTTCTCAGAAGGTAAAACGAGACTATTTGCAACAAAGAAGTCAATCAGTGGTTCAGGATGTAACTTTCAGCGATTCTGTCACAGGGAGATATTTGTTGGTATTGATTATGAGTTCAATGACTTCATACAGGCTATTCACAGATGCTATAGATTCTTGCAAAAAGAAACTGTGGTTATAGACATAATCTATATGGAGAATGAGCGAGAGATTAAAAATGCTTTAATTGAGAAATGGAAGAATCATGATCATATGGTGCAGAAGATGATCGAGATCGTGAAAAAGTATGGACTTGATTCAGCGAATAAAACAGAGCGGTTAGAAAGGAAGATGGGTGTGGAAGGTACAAGAGAAGAAAGAACAGTAAGAGGAAATCATTACGAAGCCGTATATGGTGACTGTGTGGAAGAAACAAGAGCGATGGAAAGCAACAGCATTGATTTGATCCATACGTCAATACCATTCGGTAATCATTATGAATATTCAGCAAATTATAACGATTTTGGACACAATCAGAATACAGAGAGGTTCTTTGAACAGATGGATTTCTTGACACCGGAGCTTTTAAGGGTGTTGAAGCCGGGAAGAGTTGCAGCTATTCATGTTAAAGACAGAGTGCTGTTCGGAAATGCTACCGGAACAGGAATGCCAACTATTGAACCATTTCATGCTGACTGTATAGAACATTATATGAGCCATGGATTTCAGTATTTTGGCATGATCACAGTTGTGACGGATGTTGTCAGAGAGAACAACCAGACCTACCGCCTTGGATGGACGGAACAGTGTAAGGATGGTACCAAGATGGGAGTTGGATGCCCTGAATATATTTTACTGTTCCGCAAACTGCCAACGAATCACAGCAAGGCATACGCTGATGAGCCGGTTACTAAGTCCAAGGATGAATACACAAGGGCACAGTGGCAGATAGATGCTCACGGATACTGGAGAAGCTCAGGAGACAGGCTTGTGAGTAAAGAAGAACTTGAGGGCGTATCTGTGGACAACTTACAGAGAGTATACAGACAGTACAGCAGAGAGCATGTATATAACTATGAGGATCATGTGGCACTTGCAAAGGAGCTTGATATGGATGGAAGATTACCAGCTACATTCATGGTAGTAGCTCCGGGATCATGGAACCAGCTTGAGGTATGGGATGATATTAACAGAATGAGAACTCTTAATACGACACAGAGCCAGAGAAGGGCAACCATGCATGTATGTCCTTTACAGCTTGATATCGTTGAAAGAATCATCAACCGGTATAGCAATCCGGGAGATGTTGTATATGATCCGTTCGGTGGCCTTATGACGGTACCGATGATGGCTGTTAAAATGCACCGGTTCGGTAAGGGCTGTGAACTGAATCCTGATTATTTCAGAGATGGTGTTGGGTATTTACAGGCAGAGGAGAATGAAGTTGATTCACCGACATTGTTTGATTTCTTGGAGGTGCAGCCATGATAAACGGAGAACTTATCGTTGATAACTTCGCCGGTGGTGGTGGAGCATCAACAGGAATTGAGATGGCTACAGGGTACAGTGTTGATATAGCAATCAATCATGATCCGGAAGCCATAAGGATGCATAAGGTCAATCATCCAAACACAAAGCACTATTGTGAGAACGTGTGGGCGGTTGATCCAGTGAAAGCATGTGAGGGTCATCCGGTAGCTCTTGCCTGGTTCTCCCCAGACTGTAAGCATTTCAGCAAGGCCAAAGGTGGCAAGCCAAAGGATAAGAACATCAGAGGGCTGGCATGGGTAGCATGCAGATGGGCGGCACTTGTGAGACCGAGAGTGATCATGCTTGAGAATGTCGAAGAGTTCAAGACATGGGGACCACTCAACAGAGGACATCATCCAATAAGGGCAAAGCAAGGTGATACATTCAGACAGTTTGTAAAGCAGCTCAATGAGCTGGGATATGAGGTACAGTTCAGAGAGCTTGTGGCGGCAGACTACGGAGCACCGACTAAAAGAAAAAGGTTCTTTATGATCGCAAGGTGTGATGGTGCACCTATCATGTGGCCAAAGCCTACACATGCACCGGCAGACAGTGAAGAGGTCAAGATGGGACTGCTCAAACCTTATGTTGGAGCATATACACAGCTTGATTTTAGCCTACCATGTCCAAGTATCTTTGATACATCAGAGGAGATCAAGGAGAAGTATGGTATCCGGTCGGTGAGACCACTTGCGCCAAAGACTATGCAGAGGATTGCAAGAGGGCTGAAGAAGTTCGTTCTGGACAATCCAGAGCCATTCATCATTCAATGCAATCATGGCGGCGAAAGAAAGCCGCAGGATATAAGAGATCCGATGCCGACAATCACAGGCAAGCATGGATATGGAGTTGTAGAACCGAGACTTGCCCCAATTATAGATAAAACGTATGGCGGAAATTATAAAGGTGGTGGGAGTAAAGCCGAAGACCCAATTGATACGATAACGACAGTGGATCATAACCGGCTGGTCGCAGCTACTCTTATTCAATACCATTCGGAGACCAATTCAGATGAGGTGCGAGGCCAGGGTATAGAGAATCCGATCATGACAGTAGACAGCTCAAACAGATATGGCCTTGTGACTTCGTTCCTCAGCAAGTTTTACAAGACAGGGATAGGGCAGGATGAGAGAGAGCCACTGCATACAGTGACAACATCAGCCGGGCATTTTGGAGAAGTCCGGGCATTTCTGATCAAATACTATGGTGATGCTACCGGACAGGACATTGAACAACCATTAGACACGGTTACCACAAAGGATAGATTTGGTCTTGTAACGATTGAGGGTGTTGATTACCAGATTGCGGATATCGGACTTCGAATGTTGGAACCACGAGAGTTATATGGATGTCAGGGATTTCCAGAAGATTACATTATTGATCATGATTATACTGGCAAGACATATCCGAGAACGGAGCAGGTAAGAAGATGCGGTAATGCAGTATGCCCGCCGATACCGGCTGCACTTGTGAGAGCAAATCTTCCGGAAATGTGTGTTGCAAGAAGAACAGCAAATATGAGAGTTGCAGAGGAAGCAAATGGACAGTTGATGATGTTTGCGTAGCGTCGAAATTTGAACTTTGAAAATTGAATAGTGATGGTTGGAGTGGTATAATTTTTATATCAAACTATAGGAGAAATATAGATGTTTACAGAACAAGATATTCTAAATGTTATAGAGGTATACGAATCAAGGGGCATTGTAACGAGGGATGACTTTGGTAATTTAGATTCAAGACCGTTATCTGATGAGGTATTGGTTGAGTTACATCGAAGAGGTTACAGAAGTGCTAAGATGACAGAAGCTCATTTACCTCAATTTGTAGATTATTCTAGGGCAATTTATGATCCTGATCAATTTGATCCAGATGAAGCAGACGATTTTTTAATTAAGTATGTGCTTCATGAATATTAAGATTATAATATTGATACCAACCATCACTATTCGATGGTTGGTATTTTTTTGCGCAAAAATAGAAAAGGAGAAACAACATGACGAATTTTGAGATAGAAATTACATACAACATGATCTGCCGACCGGGGCAGGTCGTGCGGATCCATACAAAAGAAACCACCAGTGGGCGGAATTTTATCATGACATGGAAGAAATGGACCATTGTGGAGGTTTACGATCATCACATAGTGATGAAGAGTGAATACGGCTACCGGGAGAGCTTCACCAGAATAGATATTGTTGAGATGATCAGGAGAGGAGAGATTCGATGGAAATAGTACCAGTACAGGATAAGAGCTGTGAGACATGCAAATATCAGAGTAGATGTAAAACAGATGAGCCATGTGTACACTGTACCAAGAATGCGACGGACGAATATAAAATAATGACCAACGGAGATTATATCCGGTCGCTCAGTGATGCAGATCTTGCGCAGATTGTAATGTGCCCGAATGAGATAGGGTTTGATGAAGTAGAATGCCACAAGCATGATAAGTTTTGCCAGGAATGTACATTGAACTGGCTTATGGCAGAAAGAGAGGTTGAGGTGGATGAAAATATATGAATATAAGGGCAAGCATTATAGTGAAGAAGACACGTCTCTTTATGATGAGGATTATGGTGGAGATTTATATGATCTGTATTGGGAATTAAAGCAGGATGGTGAATGTGATGAGGATACGGTTTATTATGCACAACCTGATGGAGAAAATAACTATTCAAGTCCAGAAGAATTGATTGAATCAGAGTTTTCGGACTTAGTAATTGATGAGGAGGAGAGTGACGATGATGAAAGATAGGTATTTATTCAAGGCAAAGAGAGTCGATAACGGAGAATGGATGATTGGCAACTTAATTCAGACAGATGACGGAATTTATATCATTCAAAATTATGTACCGCAGTATTTAATAAAGAACTATGAAGTAGACTCATCCACAATCTGTCAATGCACAGGCTTGAAAGACAAGAATGGCAATCTGATTTGGGAAAATGATATTGTATTTGTTACCGATGATGATGGATGTAGTGGACAGATTGACACTGGTGTGGGCGAAATAGATTTTTTGGATGGACTTTGGTATATCAGTGGCAATGTGCAAAATGCACTATATGACATTGATAAGTGTTTTCAATTAGAAGTTATCGGCAACATTTTTGACAATAAAGAGCTATTAGAAAGTGAGGTATGATATGACGATAGAAGAAAAGGCAGACAGAATAGGAGCGTATTGCGAAGGTAGGGGTAACTGTTTAAAATGCCCATTGGAACACAGCGATGAAAGTACATGTTATGGAAGCTGGGAGGAATACCCGGAAGCGGTTGCGAGAAATTATACAGTACTTTTCGGCAACGAATGCGACGACAATGTAAATCACCCGGCACACTATCAAGGAAAAAATGAGTGTATAGATGTAATGCTTGCAATGTTCGGCGTGGAAGCTGTAAAGCATTTCTGCATGTGCAACGCTTACAAGTATCGTTTCCGGGCAGATAAGAAAAATGGAGCGGAGGATATAGAAAAAGCTGAGTGGTACGAGAGTAAGCTGATAGAATTGAGAGGTGGAGAAAATGAATGATAAGCAGAGCAATCTAACAGTCAAAGAAGAGGAAGATTTACAGAGTGTGAGAACAATAAATATAAATAAGGCTAAGGTAAATAGCTTAGGAATAATTGTACGAACGATAGATGATAAGCCTTATTATGAATTGAAGTACAGACTGGTTGGTGAAAAAGACTATTCTATTGGATATAGTTCTTACAATTTAAAAATTGTATTAGGTTACATTAATGAATATTTTGAAATTGTGAAAAGCGATAAGCAGACCAATGCCGACAGAATAAGGAATATGTCGGACGAAGAGTTGGCTGAATGGCTTACCAATATGTGCGATTTTGAAAAGAGTGAAGAGCCTTATAAGTCAATTTACAATCTTGACACAGAGAAAGAAGAGAAAATACATGATAGTTACGGAGATTTACTTGAATGGCTTCAATCAGAAGCGGAATAGGAGAAAACATGGCTAAGTCGGATAGAAAGTTACATGAGGCAAGAATGGCTGGTGCAATATGGATCATGAAGCTGATCGAGGATAAGGGCATGGAAGAGGCTAAGAAAGAGCTTGCAGTAAGGAGAGCTATGTTCATTCCGTTAGAGATCAATCAAGCACAACTGGAAGAATCAGTTGAGAAGATCAAGATGAATACGATCGATACTGTGCTGATCATGTCCTGTATGGTGTTGAGAGATGAGTTTGGATTTGGACAGAAAAGGATCAAACAGTTCTTTGACCGATTCAATTTGAAGACAGAGTGTATATGTGATGGAGATGTGATCTGGGATGATTTCATAGATGCACTGAGGGAAGAAACCGGAATAGAGTTCTCCATCAGGGAAAATAAGTAAGTGAGGTGATAAGGTAGTGAATATAGCGAAAGAGTACCTGAAACAGGTAGAAACGCTTGATACGAAAATACAGCAGAAGAAGATAGAATTAGATAGCCTTAAAGACGGTGCAATAGGCTTGGGAGCATTTGACTATTCCAAGGAGAAAGTACAGACAAGCGCATCTGAATCAATGAGCGTGAAAATAGCGAAGTATGTTGATTTTGAGAGAGAGCTGCAGGATGATATTGTAAGATTTGCGGAACTCAAGCATAGAGTGCTCAATCAGATCCACAGTTTGAACAATCCTATCTACATGAAGATTCTGTTTAAGAAGTATATAGAGTACAAGCCATTAAAAGATATAGCATCTGAAATAAAGTATTCATATGACAGGACAAAACATATTCATGGAGTTGCTCTTGAGGCATTTCGAATAAAGATTTTAGAAAAGTCGACACCAAATAGCACCATTTAGCACCGAATAGCACCTAGCAACTGTGATATACTGTAGTGGTAAAATTATATAGTATTGATTCATAAGGGACATGACCGTTCGCCATAATCGGTTGTGTCCCTTTTCTCATGCCCAGTGGTTATACAAACCCTCTCCCACCCCTTTAATGTGAATGATAATCTCTTGCCACTGGGCTATTTTGTTTGAGGTGTGATATGAGTGAGATTAAAAGGTTTGAGGTCGTGAGACCTGAATATAGTTTTGAATACATACATCCTGTACTTGGTAGATTGGCATTACCGATAGCCATGATAAAGGTGATGGTTAAGTGCACTAAGATATACAAACTTCAGCCGACTATAAAGTTGGGTGGGGAAGTAAAGAGTGTATGTAAACCGCTGTACAAGATTGTGATCCCGAAGAGGGCGAAAAAGTAACAGAAAGAAGGTGTGACATTTGGGAGCGATAACAGAAAAGCAAAAAAGATTTGCAGATGAATGGCTGGTTGACCTTAATGGCACACGAGCTTATAAGGCTGCTTATCCATCTGTGAAAAAAGACGAGACGGCAAAGGCCGCTGCAAGCAGATTGTTAACCAATGTTAACGTCAAAGCATATATTCAAGAACGTCAGAAAGAGCGTGAAAAACGCACAGAGATTACTCAGGACAGTGTACTACGAGAACTGGCACTGATTGCATTTGCAAAAGCATCTGACTATGCAAGAGTGGTTGAAAAGGACGCTATGGTAGAGGTTGATGGAAACATGGTCCCGGTACTTGACGAGGACGGCAATCAGGTGAAATACAGGACAGTAGAGCCTATTCTGACAGATGATCTGACAGAGGATCAGAAGAAAGCTATTGCAGTGATAAAAAAGGGTCGAGATGGCTTTGAAATAAAGCCTTACAGCAAGATACAGGCATTGGAGCTCCTGGGTAAGCATTTGGGTATGTTCACAGAAAAGGTGGAAGTGAAGAATACCACACCAAATGCATTTGAGGGGCTTACAACCGAAGAATTGAAGAAACTTATTGATGATGTTTGATAGACATGACCCTTTATTACAGCAACAGCTAAAGATAGAACTATCAAGGAGAGAGTTCTGGCAGTATTGCAAGCTGACCTCTCCTGATTTCTATAGTAACGACCGAGACTTTCTGCATGATCTTGCAGATAAGCTACAGTGGTTCGTGGAAGATGCAGAACAACAGATAATGGTTGTAAATATGCCACCACGACACGGAAAGTCACGAACGGCTACCAAATTTGTCCAGTGGCTATTCGGTAAATATGGTATAGATAAAAAGGTTATGACAGGCTCATATAATGAGACCCTGTCAGGAACCTTTGCAAAGGCTGTCAGGGATGTGATTGCGGAAAAACCTACAGAGGGTATTCTGACATATGGAGATATCTTCCCTGGTACAAAAATAAAATACGGAGAGGCTGCAGCACAGAAATGGAGCCTTGAGGGTAGCCAACAGGCTAATTATCTTGCCACCTCTCCGACAGGTACCGCAACCGGATTTGGTTGTAATATCATGATAATAGATGATCTTATCAAGAACAGTGAGGAAGCCTACAATGAATCAGTATTGCAGAAGCAGATTGACTGGTTCAACAATACAATGCTGTCCAGAACTGAAAATGATTTCAAGATCATCATAATAATGACAAGATGGTCAACAAAGGATCTAGCCGGTTATGTACTTGCAAATTATGACGATGTAGTACATATCAATTACAAGGCAGTACAAGACGATGGAACAATGCTCTGTGAAGCTATCCTGTCATATAAGGACTACAAGATAAAAACAAAGAACATGAATAAGGATATAGTCCTTGCGAATTATCAGCAGGAGCCAATAGATGTCAAAGGCAGATTATACAGCCATATTAAGACATATACGGATATTCCAAGGGATAGTAAGGGCAATAGCCTGTTCAAATATATATTGAATTATACAGATACAGCGGACACAGGTAGTGATTATCTGTGTTCTATTTGTTATGGCATGTATGAGAGTACATACTACATACTTGATGTTTTATATACAAAGGCACCTATGGAAGTGACTGAACCAGCGACAGCTCAGATGTTGACTAAGAATAATGTCGGTAATGCTTTGATAGAAAGTAACAATGGCGGTCGTGGATTCAGCAGGAATGTAATAAGAGAATTGAAAGTATTAGGGAATACCCACACTAAAATACAGTGGTTCTTTCAATCAAAGAATAAGACATCAAGAATCTTGTCGAATAGTACAGGAGTAATGCAGAATGTAGCCTTTCCGGTGAACTGGGAAGACAGATGGCCAGACTTTGCAAAAGCAATAAGAAAGTATCAGAAAGAGGGTAAGAATGCACACGATGATGCGCCCGATGCTCTGACTGGTGTATATGAGAATGATAAGCCGAAGGGAACATGGCTGGTATAGCGAGGTAAAAAGATGCTAACTATTGATGAAATAAAAGAGCTGATAGACAGTGACAGAACATCTGATAAAAAACAATTCGCCAGAGTTGGTGAACGATATTATGATGGCAATCACGACATAAAGAAGTATAGACTGTTCTATTACAATGCGGACGGCGAACTGGTAGAGGACAAGACTAGAAGCAACGTGAAGATACCACATCCATTCTTCACAGAGCTGGTTGACCAGTGCACCCAGTATATCCTCTCAGGGGATGGCATTGTAAAGTCCAACGACACTGAACTGCAGAAGCACATGGACAAGTATTTTAATAACAATGATGAGTTCATGTCTGAGTTCTCCGACACCATCACAGATATGCAGATCAAAGGCTTTGCGTATATGTACGCATACAAGAATGCCAAGGATATGATGTCATTTGCCAATGCTGACAGTATCGGAGTTATTGAGGTCAGAGCCAAGGACACGGACGATGGCTGTGCATACACGATATACCACTATACAGACAGGATAGACAAAGTACACAAGACCATCGAGAGAATACAGGTCTGGGATGATAAGCAGACATATTATTATGTCCAGGTTAATAATGGGGCGGTGGTGTTAGATGATACTGAACCAATCAACCCAAAGCCTCATGTACTTTACACAAAGAATAATGGAGATAAGGCCACCTACTTTGATGGATTTGGCTATATTCCATTCTTCCGGCTGGATAACAACAAGAAGCAGTTCTCAAGTCTTAAGCCTGTCAAACCACTTATAGATGACTACGACCTGATGGCCTCAAGCCTGTCAAACAACCTCATAGACTTTGACTCCCCACTATATGCTATCAAAGGCTTTCAGGGAGACAACCTGAATGAGCTTCAGACAAACCTCAAAACAAAGAAGATCATAGGTGTAGGTGAGGATGGTGACGTAGATGTCAAGACTGTTGACGTCCCATACCAGGCAAGACAGGCAAAACTGGAGCTTGATGAAAAGAATATATACAGGTTCGGCATGGGGTTGAACACCGCCGGTCTCAAGGATACATCAGCCACTACGAATATAGCTATCAAGGCGGCTTATTCTCTCCTTGACCTTAAGGCAAAAAAGATAGAGAAAGCTCTTAGAAAGTTCTTGAGGAAGATAGTAGAGATAGTTGTTGACGAGATAAATAAGGCTGAGAATAAGGCATACAAGGCTGAGGATGTTCATTTTGAGTTCGCTCACGAGATAATGAGCAACGCTCAGGAAAATGCACAGATAGAGCTTACAGAGGCTCAGGTAAGGCAGACAGAGATCAATACAATACTCGATGTTGCAAGCATGTTTGATGATGAGACGATTATCAAAGCTATCTGTGACTGGCTTGATATTGATTATGACGAGATCAAGGACAAGCTGCCGGCAAAGGAAGAAGACGATACGAAAAAAGCGCAGGATCTGTTGAAAAAGGTAAATGTAGAGACTGGTGGTGAAGAATAAAGATGGAGAATGTAACATATTGCAAAATAGATAGCAATTTGAGAAAGATTACACTTCCGGGAAATGAGAAGATACTCGGAGTATATCATGATAAAAATGTGACAAGAAAGCATTTTAAAATGCCGAGATATTATCAGAATAATGATATGTCTGAGTTTAGCATAAAGGTCAATTATGTGAATGAGGATTATGAGACGGATTGTTATGCCGTTGATGATATGCTCGCAACTGAAGATTACATTACATTTTCGTGGCTTGTAGGTGCTACGGCTTGCAGAGTCCCTGGTACGGTTGGTTTCGTGATCTGTTTTACTAAGGTAGATGAAGAATCAAGTATAACACAGGAATATAATACAGAACTTGCAGTTGGAAAGGTCCTTGACGGTTGCGAACTTGGAAAGGCAATAGACAGTGAACAGGAGAAAGACATCATTGCACAGTTTATGAAATATTTGATTAAGGTCGATCCTACTTTGTCCATATCCGGTGAAGCGGCAGATGCAAAGATTGTTGGTGATCGGTTAAAAAAAATAGAAGAAACGGAAGAAAATCTAAAAAAATCTGTCAGTGATGGAAAAAGTCTCGTTGCATCTGCCATCACTGAAAAAGGTGTTGAGACGGCGACAGATGCGACATTCCAGACGATGCATGACAACATTTTAGATATTAAGACTGGCGGCGGAAGCACTGGCGGTAGTGGTTCTGTGATAACAAAAGTCGGCAATAGCATAAAAACACATACATCAAACCAGATCGGTGCGATCACACATGTGGGCGAAGCGATAAAGACAAAGGTTACGAGCCGAAAACTCGAAGAAAAATTTGCCGCCGTGCATTCTGATGGAAACAGCTGGGTTGACACTGGGATAAACGGAAAATCAACTATAAAAATACAGCTTAAATTTAAGATG